CTTCAATAACATGTTTAAAGTCATCTGTCTTTCTGATATTGTATGGTGGGAATCCACCAGTTTCGTAGGTTGTTCCACTATTGCATACATTGTCGTATAGTCTATCAAAGACCCTATCAAATCCAACCGAAAAAGGTGTGAATTGATTTATATCAAAATGTGTTAGTTTTACCATTGTAATAACCTCCTTAGTTAAGCAAAGTTTAATTTCGTGAACCCATTAGGCGTTCACATTTTTATTTATACAACTTTTAAACAAATTGTATAAGTTTTTTTGGCTCAATTTCAATAGGTTTATAACCTGTATCTTTCAAACCAAATTTTTTTATCTCCCACTCTGTTAGTATTTTTGGTGGTGCAGGTAATTCAACTTGATTACCTTCTTTATCTTGAAGTACAATACCAACTTCATTGTACTTATCTTTAGTTAAAAACTTGCCTCTTAATTGTGCAAGTAAATCATTCTCCTCTTTAGTGACAAAGGTCACTAGTAATCCATGTAAATATAATTCAAACATCTTCTCAAATCCTTTTTCATCTTTAAGAAAGATATCTGAATTATCTAATACACATTCACCTACTAATGAAGAACCTAGTATATGGTCATGTGTATTTTTTGTTCTACCCTTGACTGCCTTTGTTGATTCATAATGAGTATGGATTCTACTCATGCAATATGTAAATCTGCACATGTCATATTTGATATGATAACCCTCTCTGTAAGGTTTGGCATTTGCAATCTCTGGTGTCCATAAATGTAAATTTGCTCTGAGATTATTCCAAGACATTCTGGCCTTATCTCTTAACAAATCTATTTTTTTCTTTGGATGTCTAAACATAATTTTTAAAAAAAACTGAGGGAATTTTCATTCCCTCAGCCTGAGGTATCAAACATGAAGTTTGAATCCTAGTAGTTTACTGCCCCACCATTTTCATTAAGATTTTCATCTTCTGGGTCATCTAAGTCTTCATCTGAATTAGTCATACCTTGTACATCTTCACCAGCATCTATCTTAGTGTATAAATCCATAAATGATTCTTTTGTATCATCATCAAATCTTGATACACATAACTCGATTGATTTCATCTTGTCATTGAAGATTGAGAATGCTTTAACTATGTGGTCAAGTCTTCTAGTAGAAATAATCTCATCAACTCCACCATCATAAAAAGTCTTTCTGATAACCTCTGCCCAAACAGTTAGATTCTCAGCAAACTTCTCATCTTTCTTACCATACTTTTCCATAGAACCAAGTATGATTTTCTTCTCAACTTTTGAACTAGGATATGGTTGTTCGATTGTAACAGCAAATCTTTCAAGGAATGCCTCATTAAGAATGTTCGTTCCAACAAATCTACCATCATCAGAACCTTTACCCTTAGTGTTGGCTGTTGCAATCACATTGAAACCAGGTTTTGGTGTAACCCATTTGTTAATCTTTTTGAGGAAGACACCCTTGCCTTCAAGAACTGGTTGTAATGCAAGTAGTTTATTACTACCCAAATCACACTCATCAAGAAGTAAAGTACAACCTCTTTCCATTGCCTGAATAACAGGGCCTGGTACAAACTTGGTTTCACCATCTATTAATCTGAATCCACCGAGTAAATCATCTTCATCAGTTTCAATAGTAATGTTTACTCTGATTAATTCTCTTTTCAACTTACTATGTAATTCTTCAACCATCAATGTCTTACCATTACCTGATAGACCTGTAATAAAAACAGGATAGAACATTTTAGATTGAATCACTTTTTTAATAGTAGCACAATGACCCCAAGGTACAAAACCTTCAAATGGGGTTGGAATCAGATTTTGAGTTTCTGTATTCATCATTAAATTTACAGTTGCCTGTGGTTGATTATTATTCACATCAACTTTCGGTACTGAAATTAAATTAGGTTGACTAGATGATTCTGTATCATCTGTCGGTAATTGATATTTACCATGACCTATTTTCAATCCATGTTTTGTTAACCATTTGATAAAGGTTCTAGGTTTTGGTAAACCATTACCAAGAGCAATGTCATTCAACTCTTGTCTAGTGACTTCTGAACCTTCACCTAACTTTTCATTCACAAGAATTAAAAAGTCTTTTAGTTTTGGTGACATTTCATTTATTAGTATTTTCATATTGATACCTCACATATCTCATTATTTAATTTTGACTTGAAATCTAATTGAGAATGATTCTCATTTGGAATTATCTCATTTATCAATTTTCTCATCATATAGCTATTATGACAGGTTAAGACAGGTTTTGTCAAGGGCCTATCACCCCTATATTTCCTAGACTTTGCAAAATAGTTATTGAGAATGATTCTCATTAAGCAATCATTCCTATAAACTTGTTTAATAATGGTCTAGAATTCTTTCTGCCTGAAGACATTTTTCCAAAGGCCTTTTTCAAATCTGATTTCTTAAACTCACCTGGTGTTATCTCTGACATATCATCATTGGATACATCTAATTTTTGACCACCTGGTAAGACATACAATTCATCCCAAGCCTGAGTAGTACAAACTGCAACATTGTTTTTTAGAATTTCTTTTTGAATCTTTTTAATTTGTTCTACATCATCCCAAGCACTTAAACCAAAGATATACGCAATCTCATTTCTAGAAACTGTGCCTTTTCTATTTTTACCAGCAATAAAGAAGTTTGTAACACTCATACCTGGTACTCTTTCTTTTAAGAACTGTAATAAAATCTCAGTTTGACCTTTATATCTAAAGCCATCATCATATCTTTGTCTACTACTCACTGCTTTAGATGTCCATGTTTTATTAGTAATAGGGTCTTTAAGAATTGTAGTCTTATTATAACTATCTCTTATACTTGTCACTTGATAATCACCTTCATAATCATCTGGTAAAGGAATATCTTTACCTTCTTTATCAACTCTTTCAGAGTATGGTCTTATATCTTCCTTAGACCAGTTATACTTGTAATCAATATTATTACTGTGACCATCTGTTAAAAATACAGTATGTACTTTTTGTAATCCATAATCTTTTTTGAATTGTGGTACTAAGTCCATAGCAGCAATTATTGAATGATTTAATGGTGTACTATGTAATTGATAATCAGTATGTGGATAGATTGGATATAAGTACTTATCATAACCACGCTCATCTTTTCCATAAGTATCACTAACTTGACCTTCATTCATTCCATAATAATTAGCAAATGCCCATAGGTTTATTAAACCTTGATTCATTTCATCTTTACTTGCTCTACTTGATAATATATTTAATAAAGTTAATTGATTAATTATGATATCATTTTGTTTTCTTTTTTGAGCAAATATATTCTTATTAGTATCTTCTCTTTTTCTTCCATAACCATCTGAGAATCCATAAACTTCAAATGGAATTTTTACTCTCTCACAAAACCATACTAGATTTAAAGTCTGTTTAATAGTATTGTAGAAATTATCGAACATAGAACCTGACCAATCCACGAACATAACTAATCCATGATTTGTAGCACCTGGTTCAACATTCATTTTTAAGAATATGTCTTCATTGTAAGAATAACTATGTAATTTATCCATATTTAAACTACCAGTTTTTGCAATAGTAGACCTCTTATATAAGTCTGCCGCTTTTTTCATTTCAAATTCTTTAACCATATATGATATTGTAGATTTCTGTTCATTCTTAAATCTAACAATATCTTTTTTAATAAAATCCATATATCTTTCATTATCTTTTCTACCCTCAATTTTACTATTATAATGGGTTGATAATTCTTTGTTAATATCTTTATAATCTATAATTAATTCTTTAAGATTTATTTTAGGTATATTTAAATATTCAATTTCAGCAGCATTCTGGTCAACTGCATCATATTGTTTTTTCTGCCAGTTAGTATCAGTCATTGCCTCGATACCTTCAAAATCTTCATCTGTATTATCACCAGCACCTTTAGAATAACCTTTCATTTCTTTTTCTAACTCATCAAGTGCTTCATTAATTTTATCAGAATCATCATTACCATTACCTGATTTATCATCTGAATCTTTATCATCTGAATCTGAATCACCATCACCATCAGTATCTTCTGATTCTTGGTCACCATCTTCTGAACCATTAGAATCATTTGATTCTGAATTTTCACCATCAATATCTTCTGATGCATTCTCATCTGGTATTATAATATCTGATTCAAATAAACTATCTGAATCAACATCTTTATTTTGACCATACATCCAATCTTGTAATTCGATTGCAAGATTTAAAACATCATCAGGTGTTTTTGTTTGATTGGCTTTTTCAACCCATTCTAACTCATCATCATCAAAAGGTACATTTGGTACATTTTTATAATGCATGTTGATTCTGTCAATCAGATTGAGTTTTGATAAGTCTTTTCCATTAATATTGAAAAAGTCTTTTTCTAATAATTCTGTATATGCTTTCTTAAATACTCTAACTGACCCAAGATACTTATCTTGAATCATCTTTTCAATTCTAACATCTTCTAAAACATTTAAGAAAGAATGTTTAACTTTTTTTTCGAAACCTTTTTCTAACAAATCAACAGGTGTATATAAAGCATGACCCACTTCATGAAGTGACATCATATCCATAACTGCTTCTGATTTATCTTTCCATATAGGTAAAACCACTTCTCTAGTATTAGGATTAAAACTAGCAGTAGAAACTTTCTGATAAGATACAGTAACATCTTCCTCAGCCAACAATTTGACTAGGGTCGATTTATCCTTGATATCTTCTAACTTGATTTTTGGGGGGTTTCTCATAAATCTACTCTCTCAATTTAATTTACACAGCCAGTATGACAGGTCCAACAGGAATTGTCAAGGGTTATATGCCATTGATTTATATAGGGTTTTTGAATTATTTTAAAATAATATTGTGCGAATATTGTACAATATCAGTAAAATCACATGTAAATGAGAATCATTCTCATTTAGACCTTTGTAGTTTCTTGACTGTTTTATTGAGTTTTTTCATGGCTCTATCTATTTTAAATCTAGATACCTTCTGTGTAAAGTCGGTACCTTCCATGTGGTCATATTCATGTTGGAATATTCTAGATGTTAAACCATCAAATGTTCTTTTATGTTTTTTACCTTTCTCATCTTCAAACTCAACTTTGATTGCAATCGGTCTTTTGACCATTAACCATATACCAGGGTATGTTAAACATCCCTCATTTATTGATATTTCCTCTTTTGATGTTTCTACTATTTTAGGATTAAAACATGTAAGTATTTTTCTAGTGTTGATATCCTCATACAGAATGAATGCTCTTTCTGCAATACCTATCTGATTTGCAGATAAACCAACCCCTTGATAATGCTCCATAGAATCTATCAAATCTTGTCTGACTTTCTCTCTATCACATTCCTTACTTACAGATTCCATTCTGGTTCGTAATATAGGATTATTTGGCTCTAATAATTTTGATACATCACTCATTTAGATTCACCATACTTAAATACATATTTTGACCATAGATAACTTCTTGTGATACCTACAACTGTAAATATAAGTGCAAGATGAAACATAGCCCATACATCAATGTATATACCATAATAGGGAAATATTGTTAATTGTATTATTATAGAAAGTATTAATCCACTACCTATATCTAATGTTCTATGTATTAAATGTTTTGTGTTTGTCATGCTACCACCATTTTACTAAAGTTTTTATTCTTCTCAAATTTTAATGTGTGTTTAAATTTATCAACTAGTACATCTTGTTTGTGACTAATTACAAATACATTTTCACCTTCTAGTGTGTTTAGTATTTTTAAAAACTCATCTGTTCCAGCACTATCTAATGAACTATCAAATATCTCATCTAATATTAATAAATTTGTATTTGTACTATTCTTCATTTTAGCAATTGCCCTCCATGTAAATAATAGTGCCAAATCTATTCTCATTTTTTCACCCTCACTAAATGAGGCATAATTAAAGTTATCACGAAATCTTGATTTAATTGTTTCATCAAAATTTTCATCTAGTGTAAAGTTTACATAGAATTCCATAGATGCCAGATACTTATTAATCAACTGATTCATGATAGGTAAATATTGTTTTATAATTTTAGTTTTAATACCTGTATCTTGCAACATGGCTCTTGTTGCTTCTTTATAAACTTTTTCTTCTTTTAAATCTTTTCTATTTTTTTCAATAGTATTAAATTCCTCTTGAAGTGTTTTTAACTTTTCTTCATCAGAATTATTAATAACACTTTTTTCTAATTCTGTAATCTCATTAGATAGTCTTTCTTGATACTTTTCCAATTCTTTTATAGATGTATTTAATTGTGCTATCTGTATAGAGTTATCCTGTATCTGATTTGTGACTTTTACTATTTCAGATAATCTACTTTGTGTTTTATCTATTTCTTTTTCCATTTTTATAAGACCATCTACAATTTCTTTTTTCTCTTTTTCTTTTGTGACTATCATTTCAGATTTAAAATCTTTAGGTATATCTTGTGTGCATACAGGACAATCATCATGTTTTTCAAAAAAGGTAATCATTTTATCTTTTTCTTTTTGTTTCTCTATAAGTGTAGAACGCAAGTCTTTTAATTTAACATCTTTAGATTCTATACTAATTTGGTCTTCAACTGATTCAAATAATCCTTTTTGAGTTTCTTCTAATGTTTTTTTATTGTTTACTTTTTCATCTAACTTTTTAGAATTATCTTCATAACTCTTTTGTTTTTCTTTTATAATAATCCCTGCATTATTTTTAATGTTTTCAATATAGTTTTTTTGCATGGTTATTTTTTCACCAGATAACTTATAATTATATTCTACTTCTTGTAATTCTATAACTAAATCTTTTAATCTTTGTTTCAATATCATATTCATCATTGAGAATATTTTGATATCTAATAAATCCTCAACAACCTCTCTCCTAAATTTTGCCTTCAATTGCATAAATGGTACAAAGGTTGAACTACCCAATATAACAACTTGTGTAAATGAACGATAGTTTAGTTTAAGTATTTGTTGTTCTAATATCTTTTGATAATCACGACTGTTGGCTTCTTGATTTAACATCTTATCATTTTGCCATATCTCAAATATATTTGGTTTGATACCACGAACAATTTTATATTTACGACTTGCAATACTAAACTCAATCTCTACAACAGTTTCCATTGCATTAACTGTATTGACTAACTGAGATTTACTAATTGTTCTAAATGGTTTTCCAAATAATGCAAAACATAATGCATCAAGCACTGTGGATTTACCAGCACCATTCTCACCTATAATAAGTGTGGTTTCATTACGATTTAAATCTATTTCTGTAAATTGATTACCTGTGGAAAGAAAATTTTTCCAACGAACCTTTTCAAATTTTATCATTCTAAATCTAAGTCTTGAGCCTCTGTGTATAAAGATTTTATTTGATTTTTTAATCTATCTTTTTCTAAGTCAATAGACAAGTCATCAATATATTTGTTTAATAGTGTTACGGTATCTTCTGTATTTTCTACAATATCATCTGATACTGTACTTGCATCTAAGTCTGAAAAATCCTCAACAATTTTTATATCAAATGCATCTGCTGCATATAACTTATCTAAGAATTGGTCAAACTGATATAAATCTTTTTTATTTACTACAATTAATTTTACATATTTGTTTTGATACTTTGATGTATCATGTTCTTTATAACTTTCTTTTGTATCATCATAGTATATCTTTTCATATATGGTATATGGATTAACTATTCTTTCTAACTCTCTTGTTTCTGTATCATAGATATGAAAACCTTTTGGGTCTTCCCAATCACCCCAATAAATTTCATATGGTGTACCAAGATAATATATCTGACCATCATCTGACTTGTGATGAAAATGCCCACTCATAACTGTATCAAACTTTCTAAAAAATTCTTTTTCACGACCACCATGAGAATGAATCACACTTTTGTTCATTTGAAAACCATTGATTTCTAGATGACCCATACATATATCAGCTTTAGTTTCCTCTATCATACCTTCTGCATAGATTTCATTTGTTTGATTAATCCATGGCATAAACAAAATAGGTAAACCATCAAACTCTACTTCTGTTGCATCTTCATAGATATGAATATTTTTATGTTTATCACCTATTAACTCTGTAAGAGAATTAACTTGACTTGTATTTTTATAATAGATATCATGATTACCCACTAACATGTGTAAGTCTATTCCTAATATATTAAATGGTAATATAAATCTTTCTCTAAAATCTTTTGCAGTACGATAGGATACATACTTACGCCTATCAAAACAATCACCTAAGTGAATACATGTCTTAATATTATTTTGTTGTAAATACGGAAAAAATACTCCCTCATAAAATTGATAGAAGTATTCATTAAAATTTACATTATCATTTCTTGCACCGAAATGAGTATCAGTAATTATTGCTATTTTCATTAAGTATTATCTTCTGTATTAGAATTTTCACTCATAAATTCTTCAAGGCCTTCAGGTAATGTTGATTTTTCTTTTTTCTTAACTTTATAAACATCTTCCTCTGGCAACATTACATCTGGGTCAAAACCTCTTATATCATAAACAGTATCATCACCCTCATTTGTAGTGTATGTTTCATACTGTTGTTTCTCAATCATTTTGTTTTTTATGTGTGCTTGTTTCTTTTCTTTTTGTATTCTTCTTAAAAATGCATAGTATATAATTTGTGTAAAATAAGCAAAAGGATTTTTTGACTTCTCTGGGTCAAAGTTATGTATATATTGTAAACAGTTTTCTATACCATCTGATACCATCTCAGAACGATAAGTGTAGTTAATAAAATTAGGCCTATACGATAATCCATTTGCAATCTTTAAAAAACACTCTCCAATGTAATTAGTTACTTGGGGTTTTTCTTCCCCTGCTTCTTCAGCCTCTTTACATAGTTCTTTCCATGCAATCATTGCTGCATGAAACTCTTTATTGTCTATGTAATGAACACCTTTTTTCTTTGTTGTTGACATCTGCTTTCCTTGATGAATTGTTATATAGCCATAGTACTAGGTTGAGCATAATATGTCAAGTTTTAATAGGTAATTCTATCTAAAAATTTTTTTGCATTATTTGCAAAATAAACCTTGACAAACCTTGTTTTAGAGTTTATAATCGCTGTGTTCCAGCGGAAAATAATATATACTCTAAAGAGATGGTTAATGTTTAGTATCAGATATAGGTAAACTATCTAATTCTTCTTCTGACATTTCTTCTTGTACTAATTGTTTTTCTTTATTATTACTTAATGCAGAAACATAATGATTAAACATTTCTCTTATTTCTTCTGTATCTTCTGGTGTATATTCTTTTTCTCTAGGTTGCATGGTAGGTTCACTACCTTCATCTGCAGCATTATAAGATTCTAACATATATTGATAATAGTTATTTAAAGCAAAAGATGCTGGTGTATTTGTTATGATTGTTGATTTTTCAATATCAAATTCATCTGATTCTGTAAATGGTTGTAACCAGCGAGATAAAGTCAATGCTTCAACCATGCCCTTTTTAGTAATTCGATTCTTTAATTCCATTTTTAAAGGGTGCACGATATGTAAAGTCTGAGAACCCTCATCTGTTCTTGTAGGAATACAAGTACAAACGATATTCTCTCCATTTGCTAATTTTATTACTCTAGTAGTGTTATCTGTCATATCCTTATCCTATCTATTTCGTAATCAAATTCTTCCTCATTGTATATATTTATTCTTTCTAGGAAGTGATTAAGGGTAAAATTCTTGTTATCCTTGTATGTAAAATCATCAGCAATATCTAAAAGGGTTGTTTGTATATCCCCCTTATCTGATTTCCGCAAGCCACGGCCGATAGATTGGAGCACTCGTATTCTAGACTTAGACGGACTTGCGAACACGATATTGTGCAAGTTCCTAATGTTAATACCAGTACTAAATGTACCATATGACGCGACAATAATTGCATTTGTTTGTTCCTCTGTTATTGCTCTAATTTTTTCTCTATCATTTGTATCTGTTCCACCATGTATGAAAAAAACTTTTCTATCAAAGTCTTTCATTAAGTTATACAACACTAGCCCGTGTTTTTCCACGAGCTGATATAAACATAGTGTATTACCACTTAGTTTATCACAAAGTCTTGAAATGAAGTCATTTCGTGTCTTGTGTGTCACTATGTACTGTAATTCATCACTATACTTTAAATCTTTAACTACTTTACAGTCTTCTTCTTTATGTTTTAATACTAAACATTTAATTTTAAGATTAGCCAAAGTATCTTTATCCATTAACTGTTTTGTAGATGTTACTTTTTCTACTTTTCCAAATAGACCTTCTAAAACTAATCTATGAGTTTGTGTACCATCTAAAGTACCTGTCATTCCAAAACGATACTTACAATTAATCAGTTTAGTCATGATTGCAGTCAATGACTTAGACTTAAATAAATGTGCTTCATCACCCACAACACATCCAAAATTTTCAAAATATTTTTTATCTAATTTGTAAAGTGATTGCCATGTTGAAATAATTACAGGTTTATCTGTATCCTTTTCATGACCTTGATATATTCTATGTAAGTATTTATCATCCCATCCATAGTCAATAAAATCTGAATACATTTGTTCTACTAATGATGTAGTAGGTACAAGTATTAATATCTTTTTATCTTTAAGTAGGTAGTTATAGAACCTTATTAGTGCATATATGATTAATGACTTCCCGCTAGCAGTCGGCGAAACTAACATTCCTCTATGATTACTCAGTGCGCATTGTATAGCATCAAGCTGATAATCTCTAATTTCTAATAATTTACCTTTTGATTGTGGTTTTAAAGATTTTACAAAGTCTTTTACTTTTTCTATATCTAAATTATCTGTATCATCTACATCATCAGCAATAACATATTCTATTTCATTTCTATCACAAAACTCTTTGATGTAAGATAATAGACCTACATATATTTTACCTGTCTTATCTGAAAATAATCTTATCTTACCATCCCACATTTTATTTCTATATGCAGGCATAAACTTATGACCAGGTACTTCAAAAGTAAAATATTGTACTAACTCGTAGCAGATACCAGGGTTATCGCATTCTACTTGTAAGTAAACTTCATTAAGTTTAGATATGTGAATTTTGTAATGTGCCTGGTTGTCCATAGTCACCTCTTAATAATATATTCCATGATATACTGATTCTAGTTTTATCAGTTTTTGTTACCCAATGTTGTAACCAACTAGGAAAAATTAAGCCTGTTCCTTTTTCTGCATCAAATCCTATCATACCAGAGTTATCAAAATTGGTATATTTTAAATTAGGATGTAAAACAGTTGACTGTGGTCTTGGGTCAAAAAATTGTATTTGTGAACCACCCTCTAAATAATATACACCAGAGAATATATTATTAGAATGTGTATGTGGTGGATGTATTTCATCTTTAATTAATTTGTTTGCCCACATACCTGTAAATTCTAATCTATCATATAAGTATGCATATTTTTCACATATATGTTCTGTAATATTATAAATTTTTTTTGTAAACTTTGGTATATGTCTAGATAAATCATCTGTGGTTTGAGTAATAAGATTATTTTCTTTATACTTTTCCATGTCATTGAGTTCATCAATAACTAAATCACATTCTTGTTTATCCATATCAAATTCAAATTCATTTATGATAGTAGGAAATACTTTATGTTGTTTTACATCAACCATGATACAATACTCCAGCGTGTTCCTTTTGTAACTTCTTTAACTTCATGTGGAAACATAAAGTTTGAGGGAAAGATGATTGCATCACCTTTGTTTATATTTAATTCTAATTCTGACACGATAAACTGACCACCTTCAAAATCATCATTTAAAAATAATAAAACTGAGGCCTGTGGATATCCATATTGTTGACCATGACTGTGATGTATATTATCACAATGTAAACTCATATATCCACCTTTTTCATATTTGTTTACTCTAAAGTCTGTTGTTTTTTGTACAACAAAATTTCTTTTAGCTTTTTTAACTTCTTCTGCATATAAGTTTGCAACATCAGAAACAATAGACTTTAATGGTTCATAATAATCACTATCTTTACGAATCCATATCTCATCCATTTTAACTCTTTCTTTATCTGGTGATAATCCTTTATGGGTTGAGTATGTTGATTTACTATAATTAAAGTTTTCTTCCATTATAGCATTACACAATTCTTGACTAACTATATTTTTATAATGTCCAATCCAGCGATAATAATTTTGCATTTCTATACTCTGTTTGTTTTGAATACTATACATGTTCTTAATTGAAAACATAATCTACTAATTGGTTGTGCTTGATGTGGTAAGTTAGCATCAAACATAATTATTCTGTTTCCTTTATTCACAAAATGTTTTTCTATTTCTGTTACATCATCATTGTAGATAGCAGTTCCACCACCCCAATCTATTTTCCAATCTAATCTAGGATAATAAATTAAAGTAACATCACCATCATCTCTGTGTATGTGTGGTTCTATTCCATAAGTGTGAGCATTTAAATATGCTCTTTCTAACTCTAATGTGGAATCTATATTTTTTATATTGTTCCAAATGGGCTCTATAAAATCATATCCATTCAGATTACATTCATCTATATTGTGTCCACAAAATATATGCCAGTGTTTTTGAGTTCCATTTGGTTTACTGTCATAATCATATTGCCATTTAACTTCTTTCATTTGAAAGTCTATGAGTTGTGCAATATGTTCCTCTAGAAAATTATCAAAGTGTTTATACATATTGTTTCTCTAACTCACGCCATTGTTTTCTCATAGTTTGATATGTTTCATCTTTTGTAACTTTATCTCTTATTTTTTTAAAGATAGTTGCTGATATTGCTTTATCACAAGTGAGTGCATCTTTTTCTTGTGGTTTTACATTTCTAAACTTATCATATTTTTTACCATCTCTATGATTTGCATATCTTCTTGCTCTTGTAAATCCCATTTCTAAAAACTTACGACACATATCCATACCCACAAAATCTTTTTCTTTTTTATAATTTAAATACATGTGATATATTTGTCTTGAAGATTTTTCTGCTATGTTAGGTGTTTTAAATTTCCAATGTATACAGATATCATCTGTGTATGGTCTAACTAATAATACACCTTGTTCACCACGACCAATACGATATCTTGTATCATTTGGTTTAAAGTTTAATTTTTTATAATCTAGTTTATAATCAAATTCAATCATTACATTAATCCAGCTTCAAAGTTTTTCCATTGTATAGCATTCTTGATATCCCACCCTCTAGATGCGATAGATTTTAAAACACCATCAACATATTTGATAACTGTTTCTAGATATACTATTTTATTTTCTAATTTAATTATATCTTCATCTGATTCGATATAAACTGATAGGTCTGATTTAAGTACTTTTAAATCGAAGGGTTTTGTTTCATAAATTTTTGCATCTGCTTTACCGCCATAGTATTCCCATTTGTCACGATAAAGTATTTTGTAATCACCTTTTGCTTTATACATCAATAACTCAAAGTTACTTTTTATCTCTAAGTATTTAGCATATAGTTCTTGGTTTTTTAAAGATTCGGTATCAAGTCTTTCATCATTTACTTTCAAGTCATTTGCAACTTGAATTTTTAATTCATCTAAAGTCATGTTCACTCCACAATAATAAATCTATAATTATTTATAATGTTACTATTTCGTATATTGTATATTTAAAACTTACATCTGCTGTAAGATAATCCACATCGGTTTGATTTTGAGAATAAGTTAGTCCACTTAAACTTACAGGAAAAACATCTTTAAAACGACACTCCACTACGGGATTATTTTTATTTGTTAGTATAGTCATAACAGCATCACTTGTCATAGCCAACTCTGGTGTTGACGCTCTTACATCACCTATGTCTTTACTTTCACCTCTTGTTGTTGTAGACATATTTGATGTAACACTTCTAAATTCAGAAAATTGTTTTCTGTCTTTTGGAAATCCAATACCTGTTAACCATGTATGCATTTCAATATAGTTTTCTAAATTTTCATCAACAATAAATTTTATTGTTAAATCTTCATATGTTAGTTTATCACCTAGTAATTCAATATCTTTAAGTGGTGTATTAAATTGACCCTCACTCAATGTCATACCAGGCACATTTGCTTCAGTAGTAAAGTATTGTACTTTAGGTAATTGATTAATTAGAAAACGAAACTGTGTAGGACTTGAATAGTCTAGTGCAGTAGGTTGTCTGTTTAATGGTGATGTTTCTGTTGTCATACTATTATTTATAAGACTTATAAAGAAAAGGGGTGTTCATCACACCCCAATTCCAAAAGTATTTAGATTTAATTACTTCTTAGCTGAACGAAGACCTAGGTCTACATTCCCAGCATCACCAAGTACATCACCTAAGAAAGGTGTACCTTCGTACCCCACTTCTTTATTGATTCTATTAGCAATTGCTTTTTCTTCATTAGTTGCAAAGTGTTCATCCCATGCAGCTAATCTTTTTCTCATGTACCAGTGCCAAATTGGTGGAACTAGTGCGATGAAGAATACTACAAAGTAACCCCAACCTGTGTTAGGACATCCAACATTTTCCAATTCCCAGAAATGAGTTTCACCTCTGTCATGATGGTCTGCTTGTCTGCCGATTTCAATAAAGAACCATGCAGTAAACGCAGTTGAATTATCCCAATTATGTCTGTAGTCTATTGGTTGGTCTTTAACACGAATTAGACCATAATGCTCTAGATAGTTAAGTGCTTCTAGTTCAAAGTTTGAGATTCCCCAAATTGTTGCTAGACAAGCCATACCTATCCAACCACCAGCTGCAAAGAATAATGCGACTGTTGGAACAGCCATCAAGTATCCACGAATCCAGCGGTTTTGCCAAGAAATAAAGTTTACACCCATTCTTGATAGTCTTTCTTTTTCCATGTTAAATAAAAATTTAGATTGACCTAGATATGATAGTGGATAGTGACCATAGATTGTTCTACCACGAGGTGCAGTAGCAGGGTCATCTTCACTAGCAAGTTCTAAGTGATGATTGTACACATGAGCATAACAGAAATGTGCAGAACCAGATAATGCCATCATCATTCTAGAGATTACGAATCCAAATCCTTTAGTGTGACTTAGTTCGTGACCATAGATGATTCCGATACCGATAAAGATACCAGATGATAATGTAGCACCTATTAAGTTAATGCCTGTTATACCTTCGTACATTGGTATTAGTCCGAAGACCATTGTTAAAAGTTCGCCTTCAGCACCGCCAAATGCCATATAAGAGTAAAGTCTATATGCCATGACTAACTGAAATAATACGAACACAGGTAGCATGAAATACATTGTTAGATTTTGAAATGTAGACC